CGCGATCGAGCCTCTAATGGTCTCGAAGATTCCGTTGATCGAAAGATCAGGGGGGTTTTTGGGGTCCGAGGTGGTGACGGTGGACCGGGTAGAGCGAACGAGACGAGGTCTCTTTGCTCCTCCTCGCATGAGGGGTTGAGTTATGTTCTTTGCAACTCGCATTGGACGTGATCTTACCAAGTGGAAAGAGGGAGAATCCCACGACGGAGGTCGCTTCTGCCGGCGGCATCCACGATTACCTGTCATGTCATAGTCAGGAAGGTAGACTACAACGGAGAAGGAAAACTCCACTTAAACCACGGTTATCTTGACTTCTGCTTCCATCGATCTGGGACGAAGAGACATTGCGCTCTCTAAGTTCACCTTCTCCTCCCTAAGCCGTGCTGAAAGGACGACGGCTCTTTGCGAGAGACTGCGATCAGGTAGTGGACTGGATAAAGAGATTTCTAGCTATATGGGCGGAGCTAAGCCCTGTTAACAGCGAAATTTCTCGGAACAGTCTGTTACCTGATTCCGCGTACGTGCCTACGGGTAACGGCGTCGTGGTCTCTGGACGGGGTCCTGTGGGATGAAGGACATGGAAGATCCGGGATGAACTCCGGTAGCAAAAGAAGAGTTCGCGGTGTTGTCCGGGCGTTGAAATCGCGCCTACGTGACGAGCTACATCGAACCTCTGCATTCCCTGCAGGTGGTGCTAAAAAAAAAGCAGGCATTATTGGAGAAGGATTAGCAGCCCTTAACTCCAGCCCGGTGCAATCCGCCCTTACGGGGAAGACCACAGTGAGCTATTTGATGGTGCAATGATGGCTTTGGGTCCGCTTACCCATATGTCTAGCATCCGTCATTAAATGGTCATAAGCCACGTGTCGCCAGACATCATGACTAAATACAACCATCCTCAGACGCCAGAGACCTTTGGGCAAGGTCCACGGATTAAGGCGCGTACCCGCCCCCAGCATGCCGAAAACAAGAGTCGGTGTGCACCTCGTCCTCTCCCTACCCCACTTTCCTCCTTACGACGCGTCTTCAGGATGACGCGGCGACTTAACCAGTTGGTCCAATACGGCTGGTCTAGTCGGGTTGTTCAGTTCATCAAGAACGACCTCGATCAAGAATTGGAGAAATGGATGGTTGGGGACATCAAATCGGGTGAAATACCCTCGCCACAGAATGATGTGGTCGTAAAGACAGAATTGACGGTGGATTGTCTGCGCCTTCATGAGATGGTCGCGCTTCCGCCCGCTGGAATTTTCCTCACTCCCTCAATCCTCTCCCGAGCGTCTTCGACGTCAGGTGACGATGAAAAGAAAGTGAGAGGTCGTCCTTTTTGTATGGATGACTGGATTTCGGATAGTGAATCGACACGCTCTTTAGACGATGACTGCCATGGCCTCTCCCAGAACCGGGATAATGAGGAACCGGAAGCCTCTCGCGTCGTATACCCAACCCCCTCTCTCGTGGAAAGCGTGCCCGTTGGGCGTCGCAATCTGAATAAAAACCTCCGTTCCCGGACCCTTCTCAAGACAGACGCCTTCGGCGGCTTGGACGAGAAGGTGAGACGCTACATGCAGCGTACTCGTAGGAATCATAGAGTAATACTTCAGAATGCCGAAAGTCGCACACGATACGAGATTGGGAATTTAGTTCTTCCTTCATCTACCCTTACCACTCTTTCCGGAACTCGTCCACTGGTCGATCCTGATCTGGTTCTCGGTAGTCGCGAACGCGCCCCCCCCTCTTTATTGCCTTCGAGCGTATCACTGCGAGAGCAAATACCTAAGGTTTACGGAGAGGAGTTAGCAATCGTGACATCTTGCCCCGAGCCTAAAAAGGAATTCAATGAAACCGACCTTAGTGAAGTCCCTGAGGACGTCCCCATTTTGGAGGAATGTCTCCATTGCGCGTATAACGGATGGCCCTGCTGGCGACAGCTTGGTCAGTATGTTGGACCTGCAATAACGGATGAATCTTATAATTATTATGACGAGCCCTTGACTAGTAGGGTCCCTTTATCCATTCTCAATCGGATCTCCGAACACCTAGATGAGTCTTCCACTCAATCTCTACTTGTTGCTTTTTATCCCGAACGCTCGACTACCGCAGAGCTGATCGAGAGATTGTCCCAGTACCGGACATATCGCAGCAAGACTGAGAAGGAGTACAACCGGCGGGTACGTCGGCTAGTTGCTCGTCTGAAGGTGCTTCACGATCCTTTTAACCCCAATCCATTCCGGCGCGCCTGCTTGGCTGTCGGCGATTCTCGTGATCGTATTGAACGTCTCTACACGAAGTTATGTCTCTCGGGTCCCGAAGATGACACTACGACGATACATAGAGACTTGGATCTCGAGTTGGTTCGCTTGCAGTCCCGGTTAGACGCAGCCTTCGGTGCCTTTACCTTCGCTCTGGAACTGAAGGATAATGCCGAACCTCTTCGTTTCGATAAATCACTCGCAAATGCTGCACTGGCCGGCATGATCGGTGAGACTGGGAAGCCCGGCAACGGGATCTTCCAATATCCTGGTCTCCGAGATCTGAATGCGAATGAGAGTACCATCGAAGCTGGTAAGGCCTTCTCCGTCTACATGGCGAAAAAGAGTTTTGTGGTTGTCGATCCTCGTGGTGCTAAGAAAGCCACTGAGGAATTTTATAAACGTATTTCTTCACCTGCCCCGGACCATCCGGAACGGGCCAAATGGAACCTTGCGCTGGAGCGGATCTGCCAGGCGCTGTTCCCAAAGGCGGGTGTTGAAGACTACGTGAAACCGACTCCTAACTCTGGTAAGGCATGCACTGAAGTGCCGAAATCGAAGGGGGGTAAAAGGAAAGCGTTGTTCGTGGGAGGAGTTCGTCATGAGAGAGTCCTTCGCGCTGACACAATATACAGCGGCGGCAAATTTAGAACCATTTCCGTGTCCGGTGCTCACGCGAGTAAGTACAGCTTCCTGAACCAGTACATGTTCAGTAGACTTCGCAAGTGCCGATGGATGGTTTCTGGCCGTATGGTCTCGGATTGGGCCCGGGATGTCTTGGCGGGCAAAGATACAACTTCATTTTTCTTCGTCTCAGGTGATCTCAAGTCAGCCACTGATTTGTTCGACTCCTCTTTCTGCTCCACAGTCCTTCATCATCTCGCCTACGTTTTCGACTTCTCAGAAGAAGAAGAATTCGAGATGCGCGAGTATGTCATAGACGGCCTGTTTAATGATGGAGAAAAAGCGGTCTTACAAAAACGCGGGCAACTTATGGGCTCCGACTTTTCTTTCCCTATTCTATGCCTCATTGGCTTTCTCATCTCTCTTCATATGCAAAATGGAATCGATCACATTCTGACGATGCCCGAATCGCAAGTCCTCAAGTTCGTGAGAGACTACGACAGGTGCGGTGTCAACGGAGACGATTTCGTTTGCTGGGGGCCAGAAAGAGATGGTCAGCGATGGCTAGAAGCAGTGGAAGTATCAGGAGGAGTAGCCGAGCCTTCGAAGAGTCCCTTTGATTCTTTCTATTTCACTATCAATTCTCAGCTGTGGTGCAAGCGTCCGCTAGAGGATCCCCAGGAAGTGGGTATGATCCTTCCGGCGATGATCGCGGGGCTGAACTCGAAAGCTCACAAAACACCACATGAGAGTTGGATCTCACTATTCGATTCCCCCCTTCTTAGCGAAGAGATGCTGTCGATACTCGAGTTAGACGTCGTCCTACTGCCTGAGCTCCCCGTACAATGGGGTGGGCTCGGGTATCGGATGATGGAATTCACGAATCTCGAGTTCGTACCGACCGAGCGCACGCAGCTGAACCGCATACTGTATGCCCGGGAGACGCGTCCCGTTAGCTGGGAACAGATGGAGGAAATTGAGATCCCGCTCTTTAGGCGAGGCGTGGTGAGACAAGAAAGAAATGGAGGGTTCTCCGTCGGGAAAGAGACCGAAGAAAAAAGGAAGTTGGAATCCTTTGAGAGGGTGTGGGTGCCCAGGGAAGAGCACAAAAAAAGAATGCAAGAGAGGTTTGATGTGCGCAATGCCATTCGGTGGACAGTGCCGTCTCAAGTTCTACCCTCTTTTTTCCACGTGAAAGCGGCTGTTGAAATAGTCCGTCAATGCTCGAAACCCGATGTGCGGTGGATCGAGCAACGTGATTTCTGCGTCGAGATGGAAAGGCTGGATTACTGCTTCGTCGTTAAGTACACACGACTTGAAGGAGAAGATCCTTACGAAAGGCCAATCCTTAAGACTGCCAGAAAACTAGACGACTTCTTCAGACCGGCGAAATTCTGTACAAAAACAACGGTGGTGCAGCGCGCTGCTATCGAGTACGGAAAGTCGCAGATGTGGAAAAAAGAGATGCTAGAAGTTGGTCAGGACGAAGTCGCTGACAGTTACGAATGGGCTCCATTGGACCAAATCGCGAAGAAGGATTGCGAGAAAACGCTGTGCGTCGATCTCGAACCGGCCTGCGAACTGATCG